TATACAACACCTCAGTTTTCTGCTGGATCAGATAACTCTATTTCTTTAGGCACAGCGTCTAAACGTTGGACGACTGTGTATTCAGTAAACGCAAAGTTTACGCCTGTTACAGTAGCCAGTTTGCCAGCAGCCGCAACTATTGGAGCTGGAGCAAAAGCGTTTGTTAGCGATGCTAATGCAACCACATTTGCGTCAGTTGTTGCTGGTGGCGGGGCAAACAACGTGCCTGTTTATAGCGACGGGACAAATTGGCGGATTGGATAAGTTTTGTAATATAGTATTAAGCACATACTGTACTGGCCCAGTAGACCAGGGATTCTTAGGAATCAACCATGACTGAAGAAGTCGCAGTATCAGCGGAAGCGCCCGCGCCGGAGCAGGTTGAGACGGCCTTACCTGAATCTGATGTTTTATCGCCGGAAGTAGCCGAAGAATCGCAAGAACAGAAGCCTTCGAAAACCTTTTCGCAGGAAGAAGTTGATGCGTTAATCGGCAAAAGGCTTGCAAGAGAGCAGCGCAAGTGGGAAAGAGAGCAACAGCGTAAAGTTGTGGAAACGCAAACCGTAAGGTCTGCGCCACCAACTGATTTGCCTCCTGCTGAACAGTTTGAAAGCGCGGAAGCCTACGCGGAAGCGTTGGCGTATCGTAGAGCCGAAGAACTGATAGAGCAAAGAGAGCAAGCCAAACAACAAGCGGCGTTGCTTGAAAGCTATCACGAGAAAGAGGAGCAAGCTCGGGATAAATACGAGGACTTTGAACAAGTCGCGTATAACCCAAATTTGCGAGTCACTGATGTGATGGCGCAGACGATCCAGGCTTCAGATATTGGTCCTGATTTGGCGTATTTTCTAGGCACCAATCCTAAGGAAGCGGATCGAATTTCTCGTTTGTCGCCGTATCTTCAGGCCAAGGAAATCGGAAAGATTGAGGCTAAGCTGTCCGACAATCCGCCCGCGAAGAAAACAAGCAGTGCCCCGGCTCCGATTGCACCTGTTACCGCACGTTCTTCTGGTGCACCTGCTTATGACACAACCGACCCACGCTCAACTAAAACCATGAGCGCTTCGGAGTGGATTGAAGCAGAGCGGCAACGGCAAATTCGTAAGTTTGAGGCGCAGCGCAATCGCTAACTTCTTTTTAGGAAAACATCATGAATAGTCTTCTTACTATCGACATGATCACCCGGAAAGCTCTCGAGATCCTCGAGAACAACCTGGTGCTCACGCGTAACGTTAACCGCCAATACGACGATTCGTTCGCCGTTGAAGGTGCAAAAATCGGCTCCACGCTGCGTATCCGCTTGCCGGACCGCGCTCTCGTGACCGACGGTGCCGCCCTGCAAGTTCAGGACGACAACGAACAGTTCACCACGCTTTCTGTGGCGAACCAAAAGCACATCGGCATCAACTTCACGTCTGCCGAACTCACGATGCAGTTGGATGACTTCGCTGAGCGCGTTCTTAAGCCTCGTATCAGCCAACTGGCGGCTTCTATCGACGCTGATGTGGCGAATGCTTATAAGAGCATCTTCCACAGCGTTGGCACCCCTGGCACCACGCCCAGCACGTCTCTCGTTCTGCTCCAAGCTCAACAAAAGCTGAACGAAAACGCGGCTGTGATGTCTCCCCGTTACGCCACGGTCAACCCCGCTGCTAACGCCGCGTTGGTCGAAGGCATGAAAGGTTTGTTCAACCCCACCGACACCATCAGCAAGCAGTTCAAGAACGGCATGATGGGCGTTGGCGTGTTGGGTTACGAAGAAATCAACATGTCCCAGTCGATCAAACAGCACACCACTGGTGATTGGGGTACGGGCATTGAAGTGGACGGCACGACCACCGCTCAAGGCACCTCGCAGCTCAACATCACCTTTACCGGCTCGAGCAAGACCTGGAAAGTTGGTGACGTGTTCACGATGGAAGGCGTGTACATGGTCAACCCGCAGACCCGTGAGTCGACTGGTTCGTTGATGCAATTCACCGTGACTGAAGATCTGACGGCCTCGTCTTCCGGCGCTCTGAAATTTGCCCCCGCTCTGTACACCTCTGCGCATGCTCTGGCGACCGTTACCGCCTTCCCGGCTGATAACGCAGACATCACCATGCTTGGCTCTGCTGCTACGCAGTACGCTCAGAACCTCGTGTACCACAAAGACGCGATTACGTTTGCCACCGCTGACCTGCTCCTGCCGCAAGGTGTGGACATGGCCTCCCGCGCTGTTCATAACGGCATCAGCCTGCGCGTTGTTCGTCAGTACGACATCAACAACGACCGTATGCCTTGCCGTATTGACGTGCTGTATGGCTACTCCGCCATTCGCCCGCAGATGGCTTGCCGTATTTGGGGCTAACTCATTCCTCCCCCGGTTCGCCGGGGGAATCTAACGATTGAAAGGATTAAATCATGGCTATTCCTAATGGTGCCGGTGGCTATCAAGTCGGATCTGGCAACAACAGCGAAACGATTCTTAGCGCTTCAGATGCTCCTCAAACGGCAACTGATACCGCAACCCTGACGGCTGCTCAGATTGTCAATGGTATGCTGGTGGCGACACCTACTGCCAACGCCACGCTGACGCTTCCTACGGCTGCTTTGATTGACGCCGCTGTCCCCAACGCTCGCGTTGGCAGCACGTTTGATCTGGCTCTGGTTAACGCTGCTCCGGCGACTTACACGGCGGCTTTTGCTCTCGGTACGGGCATCTCTAATGGCGGCAATGCAATTATTTCTCTTGCTGCTGCTACTAGCGCGTTGTTCCGTTTCCGCAAAACGGCTGAAGGCGCGTACACCCTGTACAAAATCGCCTAATAGCTTAGGGGGCTTCGGCCCCCGTTTTTGAAAGGACTTATCATGCCTAATACAAAAGCGATTGGCGTGGCGTATAGCGACCCTGAGTTTGAAAGTGTTAGGGTTACTGGTGCGGCAAGCGTTGCGTCGGTTTCTTCAACGGGAGCAGTGACTGCGTATAGCGGCACCGCTGTGCCCGCTGGTGGAACCGCAGGGGTAGGCTTCAAGCTGTCTAGCACACCCAATCTTGGCGTGTTTTTTGGCTCTGGCGTTCCAACCTTGGCGGCTGCACAAGGCTCGCTTTATCTGCGCACTGATGGTTCTTCGACCTCGACTCGTTTGTATGTAAATACGAACGGTTCGACGACTTGGACCAACGTCACGACCGCAGCGTAATTTAGAAGGGGCTTCGGCCCCTTTTAAGTGGTTTTATAGGCAGTATCAAAACATGAATATCTATCTAAAGCATCCAATCCACGGCAACAAAATTGCCACGCTTGAAATGGAAGCTGTGTTTGATGAGGAACACGGATGGGTGCGCTATAATCCTAAAGAGCCTGAAGGTTCTGAAGAATCAATCGAAAGCGTTTCGGTTGTTGTGAATCAACTTCAAGCAAAGCGTAGAGGCAGGCCGCCTAAAATCGCAGCATAAAGGGGAGACAGATGGCATCAGCCGGTGATCTTATCAATGGCGCTTTGCGACTGTTGGGCGTGCTGGCTGAAGGTGAAACGCCGTCTGCCGAAACTTCCGCTGACGCTTTGAACGCCATGAATCAAATGATTGATTCGTGGAATACTGAACGTTTATCTATATTCAGCACGCAAGACCAGGTGTTCAATTGGGCGCCTAGCACAATCAGCCGAACGCTAGGCCCTACTGGTGATTTTGTGGGCAACAGGTTCATTTTGCTGGACGACGCAACCTATTTCCGCGATCCCAGCACAAACGTTAGCTTCGGAATAAATATCATCAACCAACAGCAGTACGACGGCATCGCGGTTAAAACCGTGACCTCGACGTACCCGCAGGTGTTGTGGATCAATATGACGTATCCAAATGTTGAAATGTACATTTATCCAGTGCCCACAAGAACACTGGAGTGGCATTTCATCTCGGTTGAGGAGCTAACCCAGCCCGCAACCCTTGCCACTGACATTGCGCTGCCTCCTGGCTATCTGCGCGCGTTTCGCTACAACTTGGCGTGCGAAATGGCCCCTGAGTTTGGCGTAGAGCCTTCGCCACAAGTGCGGCGTATTGCAATGGTGTCCAAGCGCAACATTAAGCGCATCAACAATCCTGACGACATCATGAGCCTACCGTATTCGCTGGTGGCGACCCGTCAGAGATTTAACGTGTACGCTGGTAACTATTGATGAAGACCCCGATCCTTGGCTCTAGCTACGTTGCCCGCAGTGTTAACGCTGCGGATAACCGTATGGTCAATCTTTTCCCTGAGATTGTGCCCGAAGGAGGCAAGGAATCGGCGTGGCTTCAGCGTGCGCCTGGGCTTCGCTTGCTGACTACGATTGGCACAGGGCCGATTCGCGGGCTTTGGACGTTTGGCGGGTATGGCTACGTAGTAAGCGGCACAAAGCTATACAAGATTACGACTTCTTATGCCGCCACTGAAATTGGCTCTGTAAGCGGATCCGGCCCGGTGTCTATGACAGACAATGGCACGCAATTGTTTGTGGCGTGCAATGGCCCGTCTTACATCTACAACGCCAGCACAGACGTGTTTCAGCAGATTACAGACCCGGACTTTCCTGGAGCTGTGACAGTCGCATACCTTGATGGCTATTTTGTTTTTAACGAGCCAAACAGCCAGAAGGTGTGGATTACTTCGCTTTTGGAAGGCACGCAGATTGACCCGCTGGATTTTGCGAGTGCTGAAGGTGCGCCAGATGTAATGGTGTCTTTGATCGTTGACCACCGCGAAGTTTGGTTGTTTGGCACGAACTCCGTTGAAGTTTGGTATGACGCTGGCACCGCTGACTTCCCCCTCGCTCGCATTCAGGGGGCGTATAACGAAATCGGATGCGCTGCCCCATATTCTGTTGCCAAACTAGACAACGGCCTGTTTTGGCTTGGATCAGATGCCCGTGGTAACGGCATCGTCTACAGAGCAAACGGCTACACCGGGCAACGCATCAGCACGCATGCTGTTGAGTGGCAGATTCAGCAGTATGGCGACATTTCAGACGCTATTGCCTATACATACCAGCAAGACGGTCACGCCTTCTACGTTCTAACGTTCCCAACAGCTAACGCCACCTGGGTGTACGACGCTTCGACCCAAGCATGGCACGAGCGTGCGTCATTTGTTAATGATGAGTTTGTAAGACACCGTAGCAACTGCCAGATGAACTTCAACAGCGAGATCATTGTTGGAGACTACGAAAACAGCAAGCTGTACGCGTTTGATTTAAACAAATACAGCGATGACGATGCAATCCAAAAGTGGCTTAGGTCTTGGCGGGCATTGCCTACTGGGCAGAACAATCTTAAGCGCACTACTCAACATAGCTTGCAGCTTGATTGCGAATCTGGGGTTGGACTGAATGGAAACGATCCTTTTGTCTTGCTATACCCTCTTGATACTGAAGCTGGCGATGAGTTGCTAACAGAAAGCGGGACTGAGATATTGGTTTCCGTTGAGACTGTTCAAGGCGCGGATCCCCAGGTCATGCTTCGCTGGTCAGATGATGGCGGCCACAACTGGAGCAACGAACACTGGCGCAGCATGGGCAAGATAGGTCAGACAGGCCGCCGCGTGTTGTGGCGTAGGCTTGGCATGACGATGAAGCTACGTGATCGCGTATATGAAATCTCAGGCACTGACCCAGTGAAAGTTGCCATTATGGGCGCAGAGCTTATTGTGAGCGCCACGAATGCCTAGTCCTTACAACATCAGCAACATTCCGGCGCCCAGGGTTGAGTTTATCGACCCTCGCACCGGGCTAATGGCTCGGGAGTGGTACAGGTTCTTTTTCAACCTGTTCAACCTGACTGGCGCTGGCACTACCGACACCTCGTTGGCGGATTTGCAAGTTGGGCCTCCTGGGGTTAACGATTTGCTTGGCGAGCTTGGCATCACTTATGACCAAGCGCAACTTGCGTCCATGATGGCGCAGTATGAGCAAGCTACCCGCAACATTCAGAACCAACTAGACACGGCGCC